AGATCTTACAATTGCAGTTTGGAAAAACATTGTTGATAACAAGTTAGAGTTTAATACTAAAAAGAAATTTAGTGTTGGAAAATAATGATAAACATTGGCTTAGTACAGCCAAACTTTCAAACTGGACCAAAACATCTTAACGCTTACTATCTTCCGTACAGCGTAGGCATCTTGTTGGCTTATGCCAAACAAGATTTTATAGTTAAAGATAGTATTAGTAATGTAGAGTGGGTTTTTAAACGAGATGAAATAGATAGTGTAGTTGCCCGACTTAAGAACTGTGATGTAGTATTTTTTAGTATATATGTCTGGAATAAAAGTTATTGCTACGAACTTGCAAAACAGCTAAAGATAACTAACCCCAATGTACTAACAGTATTTGGCGGTCCAGAACTTCCACATAAAAATAAAAACTTATTCTTAGAACATCCCTATATTGATACAATAGTTATAGGTGAAGGCGAACAATCTGTACGCGATATATTATTGAATATCATTAATAAACAACCTATACCAAAAATTGTACAATCAGATAGAATACGTGATTTAGATTTTCCTAGTCCTTATCTAGATGGTAGTTTTGATGATCTTATGGCTCAGCATCCAGAGATAGAATGGATGCCGACATTAGAAACTGATCGTGGCTGTCCATATAAATGTACATTCTGCGATTGGGGTAGTTTAACGTCTAGTAAAGTAGTTAAGTTTGGCCTAGAGCGTGTGTTTGCAGAGCTCGAATGGTTCGCCGAAAAGAAACTGCCATTCCTCACAATGACTAATGCTAACTTTGGCATATTCCGTGAACGCGATATGCTGATAGCTGAAAAGATTGTTGAACTATCATTAGACACTGGATACCCTAAAGGAATTAGCGTAAGCTATGCAAAAAACAGCAATGCTGACGTTTTTGAAATTGTAAAAAAGTTTAAAGAAGCAAATATTCAAACTGGATTTATTTTAAGTTTACAAACTACCACAGATACAGTCCTAGAAAATATTAAGAGGACAAATATGGATGTCAACGACATTTCAACTATCGCTAAGTATGGTAGAAAATTACAGTTACCCATCTTTACTGAAATCATTATGGGACTACCAGGAGAAACTGTTGACTCGTGGAAAATAACTATTGAACAAGTACTAGAGTCAAATTTACACAATGGTATAGATGTATTCTTTTTACAGCTTTTAGAAAATGCACCTATCATGCAAGATAAAAAGCAGTACCAAATTAATACTTTCACTGCATACGATTTATTTTATGAAACGGCAGATGTTGCAGATGATAATAAAATTTTAGAAGGTATTAATGTTATTGAATCTACTAGTACATTATCAAATGATGATTTGCTTGAGCTATTTCTTTATACCTGGAACGTTTTGGGGTTCCACGTATACGGTATTTCTGATATCATATCAATTTACTTAAGGAATCAACATAATATTTCATATACAGAATTTTATTCAAAACTATACGAATATAATAAGACTAGCAGTATAATAACCGAATGGCAAAAAAACGTTCGTGAGGCATTTTATAAATGGAAAACATCTGGATTCTTCTTAGTAGAAACAGAAAACACTAGTGTATTGAGTTGGCAGGTACCACATAGTTTAGCTTTGTTTATGCATTCTGAAAATGCTGTACAAATGTACATAGATCATGTATCCAAATTTGTTAAAGAGGCATACCCAAATGTATCGGTTGACATTTTGCACGATTATGCTATTATAACTAAACATAGAGTAAAGCAATGGGGAAAGTATTGTGTTTCACCAATTGAGATAGAAACACGGACTAACCTTTTTGAATATACTCAAAACAATTCGGATATGATTGAGCATACACCTCACATTTATGCAGTCACAGACAGATACAATCATTTTCCTACAAATCTTGCCCAGCACTTAGATAATATAGTGTACGGCAGACGAAGACAATGGGTCATCAATACACTTGAGGCAAAAATAAATGGCACGAGCTAAAGCAAAACGTAATCTTTCAGCAAATGGAATGAGCATCCCCGAGTGGGGTCTTGTAAAAAAGGATATTAAACCTTTTAAGAACTCTAGTGGTGTACTAATGGATTACAAGCGATTGTTTCAGTCTGCTATGTATTATGTTCACTATGAAGTGCCATCTAAAGCATTGTATGATAGTTTTATTAAATACTGCGAACGATTTGATAAAAAGAAATCAGCGATTCTTAAGGTATTGCCTGAATACGAATTTATGAGTGCAGGTAAGTATGCTTACCTTGCACTTAAGGGTGCCGAACTTGATGATGAAACACTTGTTCACTTAGAAAAGAAATATAAAGAACTTCTAGTAAAAGCAGAAGCACTAACTAAAGTTAAAACAGCCGAAACTAAGCAGAAGGTAGCCGGACCAGTTATTTCAATCCAGACTCGTATGCGTGAGCAAGTCTCTGACCTTTGCGGTCAATGGGACGAGTATGTTGACCAGCTTTGCTTTGGTAAATTTGATCTAGCTAAGTTTGACCCCCACGGCCAAATGCAACTATACAATAGTGGTGTAATTAAAGCCGCTCACGCTAAAATTATTAAAGACATGTATACCAACCAATACAACGAAGCCAAAGAAGTTGTGGTGTGGAAGGATGAGCAGATCAAAGAAGGCTATGCTTACATGACTGCTAAGATGCGTAAAGACTTTCTTGCGTTTTTTGAAAAGATTATGACAGCCTGCGATACCTACATTAACACTGGTAAGGCAGTACGCAAGACCAGAGTTAAAAAGGCTCCTAGCAAGGAGAAGCTAATTGCTAAGATCAAATATAAGGAAAGTGATCCTAGCATCGGTCTAGCAAGTATTAATCCACTTAGCATTATTGATTCTAACGTGCTATGGGTATATAACACAAAGAACCGTAAGCTAGGTTGCTATGTAGCAGATTCGATGGGACAAGTACTAAGTATTAAGGGTACCAGTATCATTGGATTTGACCCTAAAAAGAGTGTGTGCAAGACTGTGCGTAAACCAGAACTGCTCAAAGGTGCAGGCAAACTGCCTAGAACTAAAATGCAGAAACAGTTTGACGAAATCCGTGCTACAGAAACATCTATGAATGGCCGTCTAAACGAGCACATTATCCTGATTAGTACTTTCTAAAAAGATAAATAGTATTATGCCAGCAAATCAAATAGGATATAACAGTAGACAGGATCTAATTCGTGAACTACAACTGCGTCTTGCAGACGGTATTGTAGACGTTGAATTAGACCGTGATCACTACGATGTAGCAATCGATAATGCTCTTGCTAAGTATCGTCAATTAAGTTCAGGGTCAGTTGAAGAAAGTCTCATCTTTATTCAAACGCAAAAAGACGTAACAGAATATACTCTCCCAGACGAAGTACAAGAAGTTCGCAGACTGTATCGCAGAGGCATTGGTACTAACAGCGGTGGCGGCACTAACTTTGACCCATTTGATGTAGCATTTAACAACATGTATATGCTACAAGCAGGCCAGATTGGCGGCCTTGCTGTATTTGATGCGTTTGCACAGTACAAAGAAACAATTGGGCGTGTGTTTGGTAGCGAATACAATTTCCTCTGGAACCGCAACACTAAGAAGCTAAAGTTACTTCGTAATGTACAGCACGAAGAAGAAGTTATGGTTGGTGTATACAACTTTATTCCGGAAGCTATTTTACTTAAAGATGTATATGCAAGTCCATGGTTAGCTAGTTATGCATTAGCACTGTGTAAACATTACCTAGGTGAAGCTCGCAGTAAGTTTACTAGCGGATTACCTGGAGCAGGCGGCGCAATTCAACTCAACGGCACAGAACTAAAACAAGAATCACAACAAATGCAAGAGCAACTAAAACAAGAACTCCATAACATGGAAGAAGGTAATAGTCCTCTTGGTTTTATCATAGGTTAAACATGCTTATTGGTCTAATTGGATTTATCGGTAGCGGTAAAGATACGGCTGCTCAAGAATTCGTAAAACTTGGTTGTAAAAAAGACAGCTTTGCGGCTCCTCTAAAAGATATGTGTGCCGCAGTGTTTGGCTGGTCTAGAGAACTTCTAGAAGGCGACACAGTTGAGAGTCGAGAGTTTCGAGAAACACCGGACATATTTTGGACACGTAAGTTAGGCATCGATAATTTCACTCCTCGTTTAGCACTACAATTAATGGGCACAGATGTATTACGCAATCATTTTTCGCAAGATATTTGGCTAAACAGTTTAGAGTATCGTATTAGAAAAACTACTGCTAGTAGAGATTCGATTGTTATTAGTGATGCTCGTTTTAAAAACGAACTTGAGTTAATTAAAGAAATGGGCGGCAAAATCGTTTGGGTCCGTAGAAGCGAGCTTCCGGAATGGTATGACATTGCTTCCAGCGCACACACTGGTAATGCAGTAAGTCGCAAAATCATGCAAACACGTTATAGAGACATTCATGAAAGTGAATGGAACTGGGTCGGCTTCAAACCAGACTACACTATTTTCAATACTGGTACACTAGAAGATTTACATCATCGTGTGCTGGAAATCAACTTAGATATTAAAAAGCCTCGCCTAGTTGCAGTCTGAGGCTATTTAGCAAAAACCTTTCATTCTGTTGCACCCGGTAGTCAAATAATACCGGTTTTCTCCGTTTTCGCATAAATACTTGCATAGGAAACACATTAACCTATTAACGGGAGAATAACATGGCAACATTAGTTTCACCTGGTGTAAGTGTAAGCGTTACCGACGAGAGCTTTTATGCTCCAGCCGGTACAGGAACTGTTCCTCTTATCGTAATTGCAACAGCGCAAGATAAGAGCACTCCAGATGGTAGTGGTACAGCAGCTTATACTACAGCAGCAACAGCAGGCAAGGTACAATTGATTACCAGCCAAAGAGACCTGCTAACAAATTTTGGTAATCCAATTTTCAAGACCAGCGGTGGTACACCACTACACGGTCATGAGCAAAACGAATACGGCCTAATGGCAGCTTATAGCTTCTTAGGTATTGCAAATCGTGCATATGTATTACGTGCTAACATTGACTTAGATCAGCTAACAGCAAGAGCAACTGCTCCTTCAGCTGAAGCAGCTAACGGTGCTTACTGGTTAGATACAGCTAACACTGTATGGGGTCTAAAGAGCTGGAGCGGCAGTGCATGGGTACGCCAGACTGTTAAAGTTCCAGCATCTAGTGATATGGATTCGCCAACAAGCATTAAACCAGCTTATGGCAGAAACGGCGATTTTGCAGCACTATATTTTGTAAATACTGGTGATACAGCAAGCACTATAACATTACATCAGAAACTTTCTGGTTCATGGTACAAGATTGGCACAGCAGGTTGGGATAGCGCAAGCGGTAAAGACTTCCAGCTGGCACGTCACACTTCATTACCTTCAACAAAGAGTGGCGGTGGCTCACTAGCAGCCGGCGACTTAATGCTACAAACCAACAGTCCAAACAACGGTACAAGTATTGTAGTTAAAGTTTACAACGCATCTACTGGACAGTGGACATCAGAGACAGTCGAGCAATGGATTTCATCTAATGCAGCATTTGTAACTTACGGTTCTAACCTAAGTGAAGGCGACCTATGGGCAGATTTCATTACAGACGATGCAACCATTGTACTACGCCGTCACAACGGTAACAGTGATGTAACAGCAACATCTAGTGCTGCTCTTAGTTTGGTTAACGTAGCAGGCCACGCAGGTAAAATATCATTTACTATTACAGTAAATGAGGGTACCGCTGTACCTGTAACATTGAGTTCGAATACCTCAGGTAATGCTAGCGTAGACAATATTGTAGCTGACATCAACAGCGCACTATCAGGCGCAAACGCAACAGTTAGCTTTACTTCAGATGTATTAGCAAGTAATGTAAGCGGCAAGGTTCGTATCATTAATACAGCTGGTCGTGATATGTTATTTGAAGCAGGCAACGTAGCAGGCTTTGATCCTACCGATCTAAACCTAACAGCAGATGAACCTTATACAAACTGGGAAGTACTAAGCTATGAAGCTAGTACAACCGCAGTAGTAGGCGAAACAGCTAACGGTACATTAT